ACCGCCCCCGCCGTCTCCATGGCGGACATCAGCATGTTCAGCCGTTCCGATGCCGCCTTTACTGCGTCCAAGATCGCCTTGTTTTCTTTGCTGTCAACCTCTGCCCGCTTCAATTTCACTTCGAGCTGAAGCATCTCTTTCTGAATCGCCTGCATTTCAGCGGCTTCTTTCTGCTTCGCGGCCTGCTCCTGCTGTTTGGCCTGTTTCTCTTGAGGAGTCAGGTCGTCGTCGATACCTTCCTGCCCTGTTATCTTCCTGATCCTGGCGACCATCTCCTCTTTGGCGTTCATATCGTCGTAGAGGTCAACGTAAATGTCGAGCATGGCGACGCCGCACTCCTGGGCCTTGCCGCCAACCTTAACGAGATTCTGGATGAGCTCCCCGAGTTCTTGCCGCATTCCCTGCCGGACCGTCTCGCGGTAATCCGTTTTTGATATCTTGAAGTCACCCTTGGCCCGAGTAATCGAATCAGTCGGTTTCCCCTCTTCGTCAACGGTGTTTATGGTGACAAACTCATGCTTCTGCTCTTCGCCGGTAATCCTCATCACCTTTTCGGTGTTGTCGAACTGCTCGACGTTGGAGAGTTGAAGTTCGCCGGCCATCTGCATGGCGAAGAAATAGTTATCGAACAGGCTGGAATTCTGGTTGCTTCCCTGCTGTTCAAGTGCTTTGATCGCCACGCCTGACAGGTCCCGTTTGCTCTGTCCTTGCTGCTCGGGGGTCACGCCTGCGATATTGTGCATGAACTGCTCGGCTTCCCTTGCAACCGCGGCTTCCTGCTGGGCCTTCGCCATGCCGTTCTCGAAGTGAATCTTCTGCCCGGAGAGCGCGCCGGCCGCTACTTTTGCAATCCCGTCAGGGCGCCGGTACTCGTCGGCAAACCGGGCAATCCCAGCGGGAGTTGATTCGTCGATAGCTCCCTGCTCGTAGATGACTTTCTCCGCGGACATCAGGAAGTAGGCTCGCATCTTCCGGGCGTTCACATCGTCCTGGGGAGAGCGCATGTCACGAATCAGGCCGTAGGGCATCCCGTCACGGTCCCGGCGATAGCAGAACACCGGCACCCATGAAAACTGGTTGTGATGGTAAGGAGTCGGGAAATCACGCAGGAATATCGAATTGCACCATAGGCCATGCCTCACGGTCATGCGTTTAGCATCTTCCAGGTCGGCGGACCCGTACTTCACCAGATGCTTGTGGACATCGTTATCGTCCTGATAGATCACATGGTCATAGGCTCCGTACTCTTCGCCCTTGATGTTCAGTATCTTCACCTTGTCGGGTATCCGGTACTGCATGTGGATGATCTTGACCCTGTTCCGGAAACCTTCGATGGTCTGGCCGAACGTCATGCCATAATCCATCGTGACCCCATCGGTCGCATCATCGAAAACGTAGGAGTCCTCCGGATTGTACGGATAACGGCTGATCGTGTCGATTGCGGCGTTTTCCAGCTCAGTTTGACGGTCCTCGAATAGAGCAACGGCAATGTCCAGGTCAACCCACCGCTCCATAAAGTAATAGCGCCAGTCCATCCGGTCGAGCCGTTTCCCCAGAGAATCCCACCACATATCCCGCCAGTCCATGTTGGCGTAATATAGCGGGTTCTCTGGATCGGCCTTGGCCCCGATATCTAGATGACCGACGCCGACCTTGGCAGCGTTGGCGAACACCTGGGAGCGAACGTAAGCCGCATAGTTCATGTCGTCGTGGTATTTTATAACTTTGGTCTTGGTCTTGGCGTCTTTATCGTCTGCTTTTTTGCGGGGGAGGACGTTGATATCGAAGCGGCTCTTTTGCTCGGTGCCGAGCGCCCAGTTAACTACGCCCTTTGTGATGTTCCATACCTGAACGGGCTGCTCTCTCTCTTCCAGAACGGCAAGTTGGTCATTGGTGAGCTGTATCCCGTCGTAGTAATCGGCATCTATGGCCTGTTGCTGGCGGTTGTCAAGGTGAGCGAGCCGAGCCTGACGCCGGTATATCTGCAATGTCTGCAGGCGTTTCTGCATCTCTTCTGATTCTAGCGGATGTCGTTTGGGGGCTTTCGCCATTATAGGGCCATCCCTGTCTTCAGTTCGCCTTCTTTGATGGTGAGCGGGGCTTCGATGACCTTTACATCGTCGTCCCTGTGAAACGTCATTTTCATGTCGAGGCCTGTTTCAGTCTCGGTCTCGGGAATCGGTAAGTTCATGCGCTGAATCTCGCGCAGTCCGTCCTGGATGAACATCAGGAGCTGGAATATCGCGGGCTTGTTTACAGGGATATCAAGGAGTTGCAGGCACTTGACGAGTGAATATGTGGTGCATCGTAGGAATTTCTCTTGAACATACAGACTGCTGGCCATCGTCAGGGCGGCGAATTCGTCGGTAAAGTCCCCGAACGGCCTCATTTTCTTTGCGTGAGCCATGTCGCGGAGCAGGTCGGCGAAGTCGTTAGAGTCTTGGACGTGAACATCGGCATTATCTTTGGGGTCGAGGTACTTCCAGCCGCAGGAGTCGGGAACCCAGAACGATTTCCCCTTGAGCGTCGGCTTGTAGATCATCATGGCCCGCTCGAACTTGGGCTTACCGCTCTTGTCGTCGGGGTCAACGACCTTGAGATGATGGAACTCGCGGGTCACGCCGCCTAAGTGTAGGAACCTGGCCATCAGCCTTTCCCCTCCTGATCTCGTTGCAGAGATTTCGCTGTATCTATGGCTTTGGTCATGTCCGCATATGTCATTGGTTTACTTGCCTCTGGAATCGGTACGAGCTTCGTTCTCAACCGAGCCATGACGATAGCGAAAAACTTGTTCTTGCCGTCGTCCTTCGGGTTCAGCCCGCCGATAAACTCAACGGTGTAATCTTCCTCTGCCTTCCTGACGACCTCTGTGAGCTTCGAGAATGCCAGCGAATACGAATCCCCCGAGCCGTAGAGGATATTGAACCCCTCCTGTAATCCGTCTCTCATCGGTGTAAACCTCCTGTGTTGGTCTTGTTGGATGTTTTTAAGCCGCTCGTGCATAAAAACCCCATCTTAAATGCCCGCAAGCTGCCGTTTCAACTTCGCTATTTTCATCAAAAGCCGCCCGCCTAATCTTAGCGGGAGGTTATTCACAACACGGGTCAGGCTTTCTATCTCTCGTTCGATATCTTCTTTAGACGCTATCGGTGTTACTTTATTTATATTCGTGTTACTCATCGTATACCTTAACACTTTATCGTATACAGCAAAGGTGCCGGTGTTACTTTCTAGTGTTTCGTGCCTCAACTGGTTCTTGTGATCTACTTTCCCCCTTCCCTTAGCCTTGGGTTTGCCCCTAAGACTCAAGGATTGATCCTGACACAATCGGGGTACTCGTTGTTCCCCTGGTAGCTTTCTTTGCCCCGCTACCCACGACAAGGAGCGTCAGAGTGCTTGCCGTGCTTCCAAGGCCACCCATATTTCAGGGCCGGAAGGTCCGGGTCGGAAGTAGTCACCGTTGCCCGGTATTTTGTTTCACCTTGACTTGGCCGCAAGGTTCGGCGGTATTCATCTGTTCCTGTTTAACGGCTAGGATCGGTTGGACGCCGGTTCATCCCTTTAAACGGCAAAAGCCCGGCTATAGCGGTCATATTCAACCGTATTGCCGGGCCATTTGTTCGAGGCTCCACCTACATCGTGGAGGCGAAGATGGAAGCCGTGATTATTTGAATGTCTTACTGATTATTAACTGTGAATCCCTGACGCCTCCCTGGTTGAGTTGGAATTTCATGACTACCTCGCCGGTATGATTGGCCGGTATTTCCTCCAACATTGCCTTCACTCTCTTGAGCAGGTCAAGAAACTTCATTCTTTCTCCGTATATACCGATTATTAGCGGCTGTCAAGAGATTTATTTCGCGGTCGGTTGGTCGGCAGCCTATCATATACCAGATATTCGAAGTGATCTCGATCTCCCGGCGGCACGTCCATGTGAGGGCAGATGCGGGTGACTTTGGTCGTTTTGCGAACCACGGGAGTCACAAAATCAAATTTGACCGGGGGTTTCTGTTGTGGTTTCCTCTTCTTGCCCGGCGAAGAAGTTTTTTAGTACAAATACAAACGAGTTCGACACATATTCAACCTGTACCCTTAAGTCCATTTCTCTCAACTGGTACTCTGGCAGTTCTATACAAATCGTTTTGAGTACCTTCTGCAAGAAGATGCTTTGAACCGACTCCCTGTCAGGATACATCCCGAACTCATTATAAACTTTAGGTTGAGCCATTGTCCACCCCCTGATAGAAACACTGTTTAACCTCATCAGGATAACAGCGGTTGCAGAACGGTTTCCCGCAGGGATTGCCCGGCCCGTGCTTGGCATGAAAAGACTCTTCGAATACGGGAACGTTGTCGGTATGTATCCGTGCCGCCTCTTTCCCATGAATATGCGGCTTCGGATTCGTGCAGTGCGGACAGGTGAAATCGGAGTTTGGTATCTTCATCCCCTTGCCGATACACTCAAGGGCGAATTCGAGGCCCTTGGCGTACTCGTACAAACCGACTGCAAATAGTTCTGGCTCTCTCGAAACGTCCCTCTTCTCCCATATCTCATCTGCGTGACTCTTCATCTTAAACCTCCTGTCGTGTGGTTTACCCTCCAAAAACTTCCCTCATGATATCTCTGATTTCTGACAAAATGGTGTCCCTGTCCTGTTCGTAGATCGCCCGTTCCAGTTTAATGGCGCGCTGTTTAATGTCGCCGTAAATGGCCTCTCGCAATGCACGGATAACATTGTCTAGCATCGGAGCGAGTTCCTCGGGTTTACAAAATCCTGTTTGCACCCACCCCACAGAGATGCAATACTCGGTCAGATCGTCATAATCGGGGGTTGGTCTCTTGTATTCTTTCTTGACAGCCAACATCGGAGAAAAACACACTTTCCTCTCGTGCAATAACTCCGCTCTCACCGCATCAATAAACTTGCTCATTGCTCTCCCTCCTGGGTTGCTTCGTTAAGTGCCAGTCCCTACAATGGGGGCACTTGTAACAGCGTACATCATAACCGCTCGCTCTCTCTGACGCGCCGGCCGCGCCGAGGGCTGATTTCTTCGTACTGTGCCGCCGCTTCCTCGCTACGAAGCAATGGCCTCCCTTGTTCGGGACCGGGCTCGGTCGAGGTCCCCCCTTCCTCATGACGGTCTCCATGTGCTTCGATACGGAGCCCTGATCACCTGGGCGGAGTGGCGCCAGTCAGTTTGAGCTTGCCCTTTCGCGGGGGTAATGAGCGCCAGGCCTTCCCCCGCTCCAATCAGCATATATTCCCCCGCCTCAACAGGGTGAGAGTACCGGTTCTTGTCCGGCTTGTCCTGGAATCGCTCATCACCGGTCACCTGCACGCGCTTGTAGCAATACCCGCCAGCTAAGCCTTTTCGTGTTACTTTCAGCGCAGGGGAGATTATCAGCCCGGGCTTGCCGTCGATCAACCGACTAAGAACATTGCCGAGCGCCCCGTGTCTGAGCGTTGGATCGTTGGACGGCGCTGGCATGGCAGTGAGCGGCACCCCTTCGTCTTTCAGGGATGTGTTAAAGATATCGAACGGCGTAGATTCGTCTGTCTGTGCCTCTGCCATCCCGGCCGGGTCGCCATAAGGAACCTCAAACTTGAATCCGGGGAAGGTGGCGGAGACGAACTGAGCGAATTCCCTGCCGAAGTTCTTGGCGCCCATGTGCTCGGTCACCAGTTCATGCGTCCAGATCCACCGACCATTGGGTAATCGCTGCCCGAAGATCGCCGCAGGGGTGAGCCCCCAGTCTATCCCGACTCGTATAGGTAATCCCTGCACCGGGTGCAGGGTTTCGTGGGAGCAGTGAATCGCGTCGATATACTCAGGGATGACCGGCCTGCCCTCCTGGACGAAACCTATCTGATTACAGTAATAAACCCGGATGTAATCGTCTTTCTTGCCAGCCATACGAGTTGAATAATAATCCGACTCGTTGAGGTTTTCGACGTTCTCAGCTCCAGGGTTAGGAGTGAACCGCCCTTCTTTCTCGACGAGACCGCCAGGCTGTACGAAGAAATCCCATCCAGGCGGAGGCTCCTGCTCCAAAAGATACCACCAATGATCATCGTCCATTGAGTTGGTATCCATCATCACGCCGCGGTAGGTACAGCCACCCATATCTTTCGGCGGGTACTGGCCAACGCGGTCGCCGAGCACGTCAATAACCACTTTTGGGATCTCCTTCGCCTCATTGACCCACGCGCCGGTCACTTCAAGAGACAGCAGCTTCCGAACATCCCGCGGCCGGTCGAGTGCTCGGAAAAGGACATCCATGTGGAGCCCTGGTAATCGTATCTCGTGGATCATGTCATTCGTGGAAATCTCTCCGAAATCATCAGGTGGGAAACATCGTTGCCATGTGGCTATTGTGGTATCACTCAATTCTCGGTACGTTGAGCGGACAACCACCCATCGGCTGTAGCGTGTACCGTCAGGTGCCGGCTTCTGGGCGAGAGCCCGCCTCATTATTTCGTTGCACATTGCGGTTGACTTGCCGGATCGGACAGGCCCGCGGACTCCACGGTAAAAAGCATTGGATAGGTGAAACAGGGAGAGGGTGTAAGTGGCGTTATAGTTAATCTTTGTTCCCATCCTTGGCACCTTTGGCCGCATCAGGGTGAATGTTGAAAGTGAATTCTATCGGGGTCCCGTCTTTGCCGGAAAGTTCATGCTCTTGTTTATCTACCCACCCAAAATTGTTCTTGAGGGCAAATTCTACACCATGAGAACTCTTGGCACTAACCAAGCTTTCTTCATAAAACATTTCTACTTTTTGTTTCGCGCGCGTAATCGTGTTACAAAACTCTTTGCTTTTATGCTGGTAATCTATGAGCCCTTTCCGTGTCAGCCCTAAATGGAGGGCCAATCCTGTGACGGTATAGGGTCTGTTTTGATAAGTCACTGTACTCATGGTCACCTTGCCATCTTTGTCTGTAGTTTCGGTAACTTTATCCACCCAACACGACTGGAAATAGTCTTCTGCTTTGGCTTCTATATCGTTCGCGGCTCTATATTTAACAGGTCTTGCCATTTTCCATCTCAATGGTATATGTTTTGCCTACGATAAAAAGAGTTATGTCCGATGCGAATTTTTGCATGTACGTAGAAAGGTATTCGTTTATTTTTGAACAAACTAATATCAGTTTTGGTTTAATCCCATGAGCAGATTCATAGACTATGCCATATAATTGTAACTGGGCAACTCCTGATATTATTTGGACAATCGAATTAGATGCGGGGACTTTGCACTCGATTAGATAATGATCTCCGCCATTAATCGCTAAAACATCTAGCCTGAATTTTGATCGTTTGCGTGGCTGGTTGAGCGGGAAGGTTATTTCGGTTACGATCTTGTCGAAGTTGACCCCAAAGATATTGTTAGCATGAGAAACGACAAATGATTGTAGCTCTGATTCTGTCGCGAACTCAGAATGGTCATATATCAAAGGGATCAGGTCTTTTTCCCTGTATGGGCCATCTGTGTATTCTGGCGGTTTTTTTGTGGTGGGTGCTTTCTTTGGCATGTTCTCTTTTTATACCTACTTGTAAAAAAAATCAAATATATTTTATTTTAGGGCTTGACATTCATTCTTATTTGTATTATTCTTCTTCTTAACAGATTATGA